GCCCCAATAAACAGGTATTGCAGTGCGTCATGCACATGGGAATATTTGTTCTTGGTGGGCTTTTCTTCGTAGCGTACCTCACCCGATACCGATACCCGGCGGTAGTTGTAGCCGCCACGGAATCCTTTAATCAGGGTTGCACAACTAGAATCAATCTGGAATCCGGGGCAGCCATCAACCATTCGATTCAGCGGTGCTTGCACCGATTCGATCCGAAGTACGGGATCGTTACTCGGCGCGGGGTAGGCTTTAATTCCGTTTGCCCGCAGGATTTGGAACGGCGTGACTTCATCGGTCTGAGCGCGGAAATCGCCAGCCGGATCGCCGTAAATATGTAGTTCATTGTCTGGACAGATAACCTGAATCTGGTTGCGTAGGAGTTCCGAGAACCGGACTGCCCCCATATCTCGCGTAACGATCTCATGAAATATCTGCCAACGACCGCTAGGTAGTCGCTGACCAAACGCAGCCGCCGGAGTAAGACCGAAGTCGATTCCAATATAGACCGGCAGGTTTGGAATCGGGTGCAGCTTCTCTTTGGCAATGTGAACCTGCTCGGAAAACATAGGGTAAATGGCCTTGCCCGACTCAATTGTGCCAAGTTTGTTCAGCACATAGACATCAATCCAAGACTTGGTTTTACCTGTAATGATCTTCTTGTAGTAGTCAGCAGGGAGATTGTTAAAGTTCTCCGCCATCTGATTACCAATGTACTTTTCCACCTCGCCAGAATCATTCTTGATTTCCAGCATACCCGGCGGCTGATTGTAGAACACCCAGTCTTCTGGCTTGACCAGCATCAGGGCTTCTTCTCTGGGTACATTGTCCGGCATGGGGGCTTCACCCGCCATGATCGGCCACCAATGATCGTCTTCCGGAGCGTTGGTATCACAGATTACGCCATACCAACTAGGGCCACCATCCTTAATACTGGGGAATCGGCCAACACGCATGGTGCAGGCATCAATAATTGACTTGCTTACCTCGCGGGCTTCGTTCACCCACACCCCTGTCAGGTCAAGGGACAGCAATTTACGGACATCTTCCTCTCGATCCAAGGCCAGGAACAGGACTTCCAGTTCTACATCGCCGATAGAGATGTTGTGATTGTAGGGAACCGACCAGCCAAAGCGACCAAAGACATCTTCGGGGAACCAGTCGATCCAAGTCTTGATCGTTGTGGTCTTCAACTGTGGGTTTGTATTACGGACTACGGCCCAGCGGCTCTTACGCTTACCATCTTTGCCGGGTTTCTGCATGGCAGCACGGCGGAAGATTTCCACACAGCAGGCAACCGACTTACCGCTACCTACCGGGCCACGGACTCCACGAAAGAAATGGTCATCCAGCATGAATTGCCGGAGCGTTTCACCCGCAGGTTTGTATTTGAAATCATAAGCCATCAGGTTTTGACCTGAATCTTGCCCTTCACCAGACCCGCATCCACCATCTGCTTCATGCGGCGTTCCATGATCTCCGGCCCCATGGCTTCAATAATCTTATCCGCCTCCCGGTCTGTATAAAATTCCGGGGGGTTGTAAGCAAGGAATACCTTTTTAGCTACCTGCCTCAGACGGTTCAGGTCTTCCAAACTCAAAGTCGTCAGGAAGCTCATACATTTCCCTCACCATTCTTTCGATTTCTTTTTGGGGCAGACTGCATTCCAGTTCCATGATTGCCAAACGCTCTAATGCGTTCTCCACAATGGCTGCAAACTCTGGCGAGGCTGATAATTCCCGCTTCATTCTTTACCGCCTTGTGGTGGCTGAACTTGTGTTCACAATGTTCCACGTGAAACATCACTCTCCGTAACGCTTCCAGCTTTGGGGCATCTTGTGTTTCCCCTGACCGCGCCAGCCACGGATGTAGTCCCGTGTATCGGTAGGAAGTTTAGCAAGGTTAGCACCTTGTCTGATCCACCGATCCGTATTTCCGGGTCCCCAGTTGTACGCCGCAATAGCGTATTCGGGATTCCCCTTATACCGCTTCAACATGGCAGCCAGATATTGCTCGCCAAATGCCCGGTTCTTAGCGGGATCAAACAAGTCAGCAGGACGCATCGGATCAATACCAAACCCCGGCTGACTCGCCGTACCCGGCATCACACCCATAAGACCAGCAGCACCAATCGGACTCACCGCCTTGGGATTACCACTGCTCTCCACATACTCAACATACCGGGAGAGGTCAGCAAGTGACTCCGCATTACTCTCCGCGATCTGATCCCCCATCGTCTGACGGGGCATCGGTTCCTGCATCTGATTCATCCGCTTCGCTCCTGTCGCTCGCTTCGCGAGCTTCATTCTTCTTTACCTTCTTACTCGGCGTAGCCTCAACATGAGCCTTCTCAATCCGAAGGATAATCTTGTTTTCAATATACTCAACCAGTTTCTCAACCTCATCCAGCTTCCGATTGATCTGACTCATGTGATTAAAGTCATCAAAGTCAACCGTAATACGGTTAACAAAATCCCTTAACCGCTTCTTTACATCCGAACTATTCATCTGTTAACGACCTTTACTTAGGGGAAAAAATATTTGAGTGGAGGGGGTTAATGACCTTTTGAAGGTATTGCTAGTTGGGGGGTGAATCACGCAATCCAACATGGCCGTTTTTAACCCCCTAGGTCGATACTGATCTTGACATCACCAGCAACCGCTACCTGACTGCGATCCACTGGTTTAAAGCCAGCCCGATCTAGTAGGTCTTTGCTCGCTTCTAGGGCTACGTAGCCCGATTTATGCTGGACAAGTTCCTTGACCTTGACGATGGCTGACGCAGCCCCATCCAGCAAAGCATCACCGATCGCCTGTTGCAAAGCTTCCTTAACATGGGGTTTTCGTATTGCCTGATAGACCCATCCGGTATTGACACCCATCTCATCGGCGATCTTTGTCTTGGGCCATGAGGTGGTAGTCAGCAAATCGACCAGTTGTTGTTGCTGATCGGTCAGGGTCTGCTTCTTCCCGGACTGGGTAGTGACCATCTGTTTATCGGTATTTACATCCATGCACAGACTCTACCCCTCTACTACCGTAGCTGTCAAGCTACTCGGGTGTTTCTTACCAGTTACGATTAAGTTAAATAGAGCACCGTTCCATTTCACTGTCAATATCCCAGTAGCAGTAGGGAAATCATCAGCTATTGCAGTATCTATACCGTAAGTATCCACTAACAAATCTCTTGATGACACGGGTATTGCCGGAAATCCTACTCAGTCGGGTGGTTTCATGTGCGTCAACTTTCCTTGCAGGGATGCGGGCATCCCCCCTCAAGCAGGACAAGATTTGCATATCGCTGCCCGGCCATCAATCGACTGCCCGCTCCATTCGCTTCGCTCCCGTGTTGTCGTTGACAGCCGGACAGACGATTGCCATCTACTGTCCTGCGGGGGATGTCCTCGCATCTACTAGCAAGGAGTTGACTATGACTACTGAAACCTACCTCGACCTCGTGAAGGATTTGCCGGAATACACTGCCGGTCGTGTCCTCTACGGATTTGCACTGTCTGTGGACAACCAGACAAGATTTACCAGCAGCAAGATCGCTGATGTGGTTTCCGAACTGCGGGAATTGCGCAGTCACTTCAATGGATCGGAGATCCAAGACACTGCCATGACTCGTAAGATGGACTTCATTCACACACTCGAAGAACAGGAAGACTCGCTTCGTCACCTGTTCGGCCAGCTTCGCTCGGCCTTCGAGGAGTTCACTGGTGATCGTTATGAACGACCCATCCCTAAGTCACTCAGTCGCAAGACAGAAACCGCAGCAGCTCACGAGGCCGATGAAGTCCTAGCTAAGTACAGCTAATCACTCAGTCCTGAGCAAGACTCAAAACTGCTCACAACCTAGGAGGATCTATGACACCTGATGAAACTTTTGAGGCGGCACTATGGCTCGCTACATGGCTCGCTGGCCTGTCATTAGTGGGGCTGGTCTGGTCGGTGCTGAGGTACACGAAACCAAGGGGCTGGACTCCCAACAAGAAACGCAGGAGATTAACACTTGTTGACAAAGATTGATTGTCATATACTAACAACCATTAACAAGGAGCTGACATGGAAATCAAGCTAGAAGAAAGTGAATTCAAGGGTGAGGTTGTGCTGATTATCAATTCAGTTCGGCATCCACTCTATTCATTTGAGGTGGAGAAGGTTGTTCACCTGCTCGGTACTTGGCTATTGGAGAAAGACAATGACAGACATGACTGATGTATGGAATTACATGGACCGCCCTAGTTCACGGAACGAATGGGAATCCTGCTCGGAATGTGAGCATGGAATCCATGAACCTAATGGGCCGGACGATCC